CTCTGAGCGCATAATGTATCCAAATATCAGCTATACAATGAACAATATTGATCCAGAGAGAATGACTCGCTCTGCAGTACAAGATAACGACTATGGCGTCTATCGTATAGACGACGTTCCAATTTTCCAAATACAGGAGTTTACAAATAAAGATAATAGTCTTGTATCGCAAAATATAAATCGCGATGACTGGAGCCTAGACCAAATCATTGAGGAGGTGTATCAGAAGACAGGAATACGCAAAGGAATCTTTATTTCTCTCGGCTGCCTTTCTGCGTGCGGCGATTCAAGCGGTGCCCCGAACGCTTTGATGGACATGGCTTCTCTCTATGAAGAGGCGAATGCGCTCTACAACACGGTTAGACCAACGATGACTAAGGGTGAAGTGCTTGCAAATTTTGGCGAGGCGGCGCTGGCAAAAGATGTTCCTACCAATCAACCAATTACTCGCTGGACTCCTGGTATGTATGAACGAATGGTGAAAGAGGGGCTTGTCGACCCCGAAGAGTGGACTGAGATGTTGGAAAATATGGATGAAGCGGATTGGGGTATATTGTATAAAATGGCGGGACTTGATTAAGTCTCTACTGATTTGATTTTTTGATTAGGGCGTAAAGGTTTTGTCCCTAAGCAAAAGTAATGGCGAACCTCCACTTCCCCTGGTTGTTCATTGGACCTCCTGGCACAGGCAAAACACGGGCAGCGCGTAAAATGATAGCTGACAGCCTACACATAACTGAAGCGGAGGTGTATCCGAAGGACATGCGTATGTTTAAGGTCGGTGACGATTATGAATGTCGCGTCTACTGTAGTCCGTACCACTTTGAAATAGATATCCCTGATATGTCTATGCAAGACAAGCAGATTTTGGTTGAGGTTCTCTCTATGTTATTTTCCGCGGGCGACGTATTTGCGGGGCTCAAGACGAATAAGCGCAAGCTAGTAATTCTACGACGGGCGCACTGTCTGAGCCTTGCGGCGGCTGTCAGGTTACGCTGGATTCTGGAGACCCGTATCTGTCCTGAAGGTGGGACGGGTATGGTCTGGCTGTGCGCGCGCGAAATTACAGGATCGCTAAGCGTTGTGGAAGACATCTTTGTGCGAGTTCGTATTCCCGTACCAACGCGCGAAGAATGGGCTGTTACGTGGGCGGCATGTCCGCAGATTGCTGATTCATATGATAAGTTTGAGGGGCGCATGGATAGACCGGCGGCGCTCTTGCGCTGGGGTAAAAAATGCCTTGAAGAGCAAACCTATCCACAGATGGTATCGCAATGCTATAATAGCCTAATAGTAGAGATTCTGCGTGGATGTATACGGGCTTCTTTAAAGAAAATCGCTGTACCACCGCTCGCAACAGCATTGTGGGTCCGCGAACGTGTCTACGATTTTTTAGGTCTCTGTCAGACGGGTACCGAATTCTTGGACGGGTACTGTGCGGCTGTAGAGACGGCGCTCTTGAACTCCTATTGCACATTTCCTATGTTTCGCGCAGCCATCGCTGTTATTGCGGCAACTGAGCCAAATACATCGTATCGTAATCCTATTTCACTTGAAAAAATGCTGCTTGATATCTGTCTTGCGTTTTGGCGCACAGCCCAGGCAGAAAACGAGACAGTGCTACGTGAATTAGAATCTCGTCTACCGATAGAGGACTATGGAGTCGGAGATTTGGAATCTCAAGCGGCGGTTATGGCAGCAGACGCCGCCACCGTTAAACCTGCAACTAAGCGCGCCGCCCCAAAGGGAGCTGGAAAGGCTAAGAAACGAGGTACAAGTGGAGAAGGGAATACAATTATTGAACCTGAAGCAGAAGTCAAACCTAAACCCAGAAGAGCAAAAAAGGCTGCTGTCGCTACGTAATGAGCGATGGGATGATGGGTTAATAGCAAAGCATATGTTGGCGCCCGATACGGTCTGTCGTTGTTATACGGACGGCACATATAGGTTGACGCTATTTGGCGATAGCCCGGAGTCAGAGCTACTTCACTTGTTCAGAATTTTACATTTCTTAGGTGCACCCGCCGGATTTCAGGTAAATTGGTGGCGATTTCCTGCCGACCGTATCGTTGCTGGTGACATATTTCCATCACGCGCGGAAGTTAATGGTGGTTGGGCGTACAGAGGGAGTCCAGAGGTGTTTTTGTTTCGTATCGAGGAATGGGACCGTGTTCTCCTACACGAATGTATTCATGCATTGAATTGGGATGCAGTTATAGTGGACGGTACACAGACTTGTTTAGAGCAGTCTGTGGGCGGTGGCACTCTCTCGTCCGCTCTTTTTGAGGCTGCAACCGAGTTAAACGCGGAATGGATGTGGTCGGTATTACATGCACCATCCAATGATGTAACAGCACAGACGTGGGTCAAACAACGTGAGTGGCAGAATCAACAGGCGATTGAGATTCTGGCACGGGCGCCGCAGGTCTGGGTTGAAGATACAAATGTGTTTGCATACTATATTCTCAAGACTGTGTTGGCACACGACATGCAGGGGTTCCTCATTGAATGGCTCGCCGGTACCCTGAATACAGAGCGCTGGTGTGACATGTGGTTACAGAGACGTGAATCTATGATTGCGATGAGCCGCGGACTCGATACGTCGCAGCCACTCTCTATGCGAATGACAAATCCGTCTATTGCTCGCCAAAATTCCTCATAACTTTCTTTATGGTCGCATTCTTAATCTTGCGAACGTGCGACGTCTTTTCAATCATCTCAATCATCTCTCGTAGAGTGTTAAGATGTACGGCTTTACCGTAAAGATGTGCAACCGCCATAGCATTTTCTTTTGATACGTTATTACGGCGTGTGTGTTCCTTGCTGCTTATCCGGGAAACGGCATTCATCTTAGATCGTATATTCTTACGCGTTGAGCTGGGCTGACGCGGTCCAGTCTCTTCCATTTTACGAGGAATAAAAAAGACGCGTGTATTTGGATTGCGCTTAATTCTGATTTTACGTGTTTGGGGCATGTCTTCCTATAAAAGTGCTAGAAACTTGACAGCTTCGTTTCGAAAACAAAGATGTCAACAACAACAACGCAATGGGTATCCGCGGACTGCAAACCTGTCTAGTAAAGACAGTACCCAACAGCATTAAGCCCGTCCAGTGGGACACGTGGCGGGGACTTCGCGTCGGGATTGATATTCAGTGTTTTCTTTATCGCGCTATCGCAAACAATCTACAGCCCCTGAAAGTCATCGCCGAACAGATTGCCGCATTGAAGAAGCTGGGTATCACGCCCGTCTATGTCTTTGACGGTAAGCCACCTTCGGAAAAAGACTACGTGACTCAGAAGCGTAAATCTGACCGCCAGGATGCGCACGATCTTTGTGAGGAGCTGCGGCAATCGCTAAATCATGAAACGGATTTGGCAAATCGTGAAATTCTGGCGGAAAAAATTCACGATTTGGAATCACGATTTCCGAGTCTGCCCTACGAAGTCAAAGATGAAATCAAGCAATTTCTGTACGCGACCGGCTCAATGTTTATCAATCCCACGTGCGAAGCCGACACTCTACTTGCGTATTGGGTTCGGCGCGGTATTCTGGACGCCGTTATGAGTTTCGACCTCGATTTCTTGCCGCGCGGCTGTAAACTTCTTGTGCCAAAACATGTGTCTGTCAGTCCAGGCGATGCATGGTCAGAATACGACCCTGTGCAGATTTGCGCAGCGCTGAAACTTAGCACAACCCAATTCATAGACTTCTGTGTACTCTTGGGTTCCGATTATACACCGGCTTTGCCTATTGTCGCTTGGAAAACGGCTCTACACAGTATTCAGCGGCACGAGTCGATTGCAGCCATTTGGGCAAAGCATACGTTTAGTAATTGGCGCAAGACCGAGGATCACGCCAAGTTCGGCACCGATATCGAAATGTTAAAAAAGGCACGGGCGATTCTCAGCGGCGAAAATGACGACCCGTCCACTCTAATGGAGGGTGTACAATGGACAAAGTGGAAGGCGGGCTTTCAGGCACCTGAGCCTGGCACACTTGATGAATTTAGGCGGCGGCATCAGACTTGGAACACCGAGTGGTGGGCGCTATTCTCGGAATAAAATGAAATTGCATTTATCTTTTTCTACAAAAATAAAAAGATAAATGAATGTGTAGTAAAAAAGGGAGTAGTGCTAACGGGAATTGAACCCGTGACCTAGGGCTCATAAGACCCCCGCTCTACCGCTGAGCTATAACACCATTTAGTGCTGTATAACAAGACTAAATGGTATCGGTCCAAGCAGGGTTCGAACCTGCGACCTTGCGGTGATTGTTACACATGTTAACAGCCGCACGCTCTACCTACTGAGCTAAAAGACCTGTGTCATTTGTTAAAAATAAATGGACAGGTGTTTTTTTCTTTTCTTTTTATATGTTTACTATTTTTTTCGTCTCTTTTTTATTTTTTACTACAGTTTAGTCATTTACGCAGGGACAACCGCGACCGGCGCCTTGACGTAGTGACCCTTCAGGTAGCGCTGGAGGTTCAGGATCGTCACCTTCTCCGCCTCCGTGCTCTTGAGGAGCTTGCGGAGAGCGGCATCCGGGTTGATGTCCTGCTTGTTGTTGAGCTTGTGCGCCTTGACGTAGTCCATGATGCCACGGGTGACGTCAGAGCGGCTCATCTCAGTGCCCTTCGCCTTGCCGAGGAAGACACAGAGCTCGTCCGTGATCTTCTGCGGCTTGGTGAAGACAGACTGCTTCTTGGGAAGCGGGTTGCCCGCCTCATCAAGCTGCGGGACCTTCGAGCGGCGACGACGACCCGCCTTCTTGATCTCGCGCGCCAGGCGCTTCTCCAGCTTCTTCATATCAGCCAGAACCACGCCGAGCGTGTTGCGGAGGTCGTTGACCTTCGTCACCTGAGCGTTGAACTCGGCGACGAGGTTGACCTCCTCAACCGGCTCCGCGGCAACCGCCACGGCGGCGGCGGCAACGGCGGGCGCCGGGCTCGTCGCAACGGCGACGGGCGCAGCGGCAGCCTTCTTGCCCTTCGCCGCAGGGGCGGCGGCGGCAACGGGCGCGGGCACAACGGCAGCGACCTCCTCCTTCTTGGGAGCAGGCGCCGCCTTCTTCGCAGGCACGGTAGACATCTTAGTGTTCTTAGTAGAGCTCATTTTATATTGATGTCCGGGTTTATTTGAGTGGCTTTTTAACGCACTATGACTATGGGTTTAGAACCGGATGGGATGTCAATTTTTGGGACATCGGCTCTCAAAATGGGTCCAAATTGGACCCTCGCGTACGACTTTCCGACGATAAGTTCGGTTTTTCTTAGTTATGTGCGCTTTATGAAAAGAACATAAATAATCAGACCAGTATAGGAAAACATGGAGCCTCCCGTTTGTAAGAATATCCGTTCTAGACGGCACCCCGACCAGCGCTGCCCAAATCCTGCTTCCCACGGAGAGTACTGCGGAGTCCACTATAAATTCCCACGCCAATACAAATCTGCTATTGAACTCGCCATTCAAGACAAAACTAATATGACAGTAAGTCCAATCGTAGATATGACGCCTAGTGCTATTAAAGTACAAAAGTGGTGGGCATTCCGTGGACGTCTACGCATAAGGGCGCGACAGGGACCGGCGCGGTACACCCGTGAAAGCACAAACACGACCGATTTCTATTCTATGGAAGATATCAGCGGACTCAGTGGCGAGCATCTATTTTCCTATTTTGAGGTTGCCGATAAACAGATATATGCATTTGATGTTCGTTCTCTTTCATCGTTACTCGAAAAATCAGAAGAGCCATTAAATCCCTATACGCGGACACCGTTTTCTGATGAGACCCGTAAAAAGATGTCACGCTACATTCGTTGGTGCCGAAAGAAGGGGGTTGACACTCGATGGACGCCCATTGATGCGGCTACACCAGACCAACGTTTTCATATCAAAGTGACCGACATGTTTCAGAAAATAGATGAATTAAACTATTATACAAACCCCGAATGGTTCATTAATTTGACCGTTGACAGACTTCGTTGTTTCTATGTTGAACTCTATGATATCTGGTTACATCGCGCAGAGCTTACGAATGCGCAACGTAGTATAATTATACCGCCGCCGGCGCGTCCGTTCAGATATCCTATACGCGATATTGTGACAAATCGCTCTATCGAATTTTTGCGGAAGACGAACATGGATATAATAAGAATGTTTGTCAGCGCTGCCGAAGATAAATCGGACCGTGTACTTGGTGCAATGTATATTGTTACTGCACTGACGATGGTTAGCAGACAGTGTGCGCAAATGTACCCGTGGCTCTTCGAGTCGGCGACGCCAGGAATCTATGAGCGCTATCGTGTTATGACGAATGAGGAATTGCCAATTATGACGCTGAACGCCCTTACCTACATCAACACAATTTTGGCTGGTATTCCGCCATCACCATTGGCTTTACCGCCCCCACCCGAATAAATACGTGTTTCTTCTCAGTTTTTGTTGGTCAAACCCCCAAAAATTGACGAGTGATTGAACCCGGTTGGTATAGTCATAGAGTTTAAACAAATAAACAAAATGAGCTCTAACATTGTACCTCCTGCCTCCTTTGACGTAACTAAGCTGACTTTCGGCGATATGAAGACTCTAGATAGCGGCGCGAAGCTCGTCGACCTGTCCTATGACGGTCGCCGCAGCCTCCTCACGCAGACGGCATCTATGCCTCTCCCTTATGGGCTCAATGTATTTGACAAGGCTGGTCCGGTAAGCTACTCTGTTGATGTAAGCTTCCGTGGTCTCGAGGAGAACCCCAAGGTTCAGGCGTTCCACGAGATGCTCACCGCGTTCGACGCAGCCGTACTGGAGGCTGCTGTTAAGAACAGTATGGCGTGGCTCGGTAAGGCACCTGGCTCGATGAAGGCTGATACCCTGCGTGAGGTTGTCAAGTCTCTGTACACGCCGTCAATCAAGATTGCGCTTGACCGTGATGGCAAGCCGAAGCCGTACCCGCCGACGCTCAAGATCAAGCTTCAGCAGGAGAACGGCACCTTCAAGACGCAGTTCTACGATGCGAACAAGCAGCGTATCGAGAACGCCTCTGTTGAGGACCTACTCGTACGCGGCGCGGAGGGCACGTTCCTAATCAAGTGCACTGGTCTCTGGTTCGCCGGTGGCAAGTTTGGTGCCAGTTGGAAGGGTGAGCAGGCGCGTATGGAGTCCATTCCTAACCGTATGCGCGGGTGTGCTATCCTCGACGATGACGAGGATGTGGCTGTCCCCGTTGCGAAGCCCGCCGCGGTCAAGCGTGCCGCACCGGCGAATCGTTTCGCCGTAGCAGATGATGACGAGGAGGAGGATGTCGTTCAGGCGGCGATGCCTGCCGCTCGCACCTACGCCACTGCCGCCGCGCCTCAGGTTGAGGATGAGGAGGAGGATGACGTCGTTGAGGCGCCGCCCCTGCCCAAGAAGCTGGCTCCTGGCGCGGCTGCGCCGAAGAAGGTTGTCCGCAAGGCGCCTGGCAAGGTGTAAACCAAACAGACTAAACCATAAACAAACAATCTAAACTAAAAAGAAAAGAAAATATCACATTTAATATTTTTCACTTGTGTAAGTATAAACAATGTTCGATCTTGATACCCCTCCCCGGTGGGCGCGTTCGTGGTGCTATTTTTACTTAGCGGCGGCGATTGCGGCGGGTCTTTCGGCGGTAATCATTTTTGGCGGACTCCTCTTCTCCTATGAGGTGGTCGCGAAGACCAAGGGTGGTGCTTCTCTAGCGGCGGTAACGGCGTTGGCGGGTGTTTTCCAGGGTGTAACTGCGATGGTAATGTTCTGGATGTGTCGTTCAGCGCTCAAGTAAGCCGGGACTTGTTTTTAATTTTAAACTCTGAAAGAGGGTATAATTAAAAGTTGTGGTTGTTTCCTGTCGCGGGCGCCTGCTTGCCGTAGCCGTCATCGACCGCTGAGCTGCAGCAGTTCAGCAGAGCAGCACCCTGGCGCGCATTTACAGACACATCGGACGTCGCTTGAGGCTGCGCACCCGCTTGCTCGGGACGCGCGGAACCGTTTACGGGGAAATTTGATGTGGCACGCCACGCAGCCAGGGCGCGCTGCTTGCGCTTGAGGGTCGTCAAGGAAGAGTCACGGATACCTACAGTCGAGAGAGGCATTTCTATTGCTACGGGAGATATTTTTATGATGTGTCCCATGTTCTCGAACGGCAGCCGGTCGTACGCGCCTTTGGTTCGTAATTAACTCGTGGAAGGTTCACTTGTAGAAATTGTGGTGGCGGCACGGGTGGCGGGAAAAAGGCAATAAAACGCGTATCTGGATTTGTTGGGCTGTTAGCAGCGGTAAGTGTAGCTTCACGTAGCCTGGCTGTTGTAATTGAATCTGGTGTCGGCACAACATCTACTGGAACTACGACGGGAGGTCGGGGTTGTGGATATCTATAAACAAAAATTGTCGGACAGCCCGTCTCCGCTATACGCGATGATTCAGGACCCCCGTTAATTCGAGAGCGCAGCGAATTTATGACTACACTGGTCATCCTTACGATGTTCATATAGATTTCCCGAGCCTAACTAGGGGGAATGCCAGGCTTTCCATACTTCACAATAATTTACATAGTGTTAAGTATTGTTCTTATCTACTATATGTTTACAGGTCTCATCTATGTTTTGAGCCGGCTTTGTGGCTTATATGGACCCGCGTATAAAGAGGGGTTCAGCGACGAGGATGAAGATGCTTTAACTCGGTCCTATTATGCAAGTCTTACAAAGCGTGCTGCTGCCGTAAGCAAACGAGCGGATGCGGCTTCACAACTCTGTGAAACAATTCGCGACAAACATAACGGGTTGGATAGTGACATTTGTGACGTTACACGACAGATAGATGACGGAATTCTACAAAATTACGCCTCAAATGTTCCAGAAGGAGAATACGAGATGCCTGCCGATGTACAGAAGCAGAGAGCCGCTGACCGCAAGAAAAGAGGTGAATTGTATGTAAAAGCCCAGCGGACGAAATTTTCCGAAATGAATGATAATAAGCCACTGCTTGAGTGTTTTAGTGACGAAACGGACGCGCTACTTGCCGACCTTACGGATTCAATTAATAGTACAGACGAAACGGTTACGAATTTAGAGAAAGATTTAGAGTCGCTGCGCAAAGAATTATCCACTACGCGACTTGATACTTATTTTACAACGCTCGGTTACAACAATAAATACATTAAAGATTTAGTGAAGACAATGCAGGCTACACGCGAGGGTTTTGATGTTCCTGGTACACCAGGGGACCGTGTGAACAAATTGGAGATGCGCGTAACAATTGTAGAGAGGACACTAAATGAATTAAATACAACAACTCAAAAATTCCTTGATGTTACGAAGCTGCAGAGCACACAATTAAAACAGACTAAATCAATTGGTAAGTAGCCCTGATTTGTGCTCTACACAATTGTGAGAGGTCTAAAGAATTCGGACCTATACTGCGTAAGATGAGTCTAGATACGCTGATTGACAAAATTTATTCTACGCCTGAAGCGAAGGAAATTCTTGGAATTGTTGTTGAAAACGGATCGTGTTGTAGCAGCTTCGTAGAATTTGGCTCACGAGGTGGCGTAAGCGCGTTGGCGCTGTTTAAAGCTCTTACAACGACGCCACGTGAATTTGCGCCGCGATTTGTGGCTGTGGACCTAGTGAACGACGATTCAATTAAGGCTCTCAAAACACTGTCTGAAAATTCCGGAATTTCGTTTCACTTTTCGCAGGGACATACACGCCATTATCCGCCTCACGAGACCGATGGATTCTTATGGGATACGTTTCACGCGGGTGGTAACTTGCTGGTTGACCTTGACCGTATGGCGCCGTGGGTTCAGAAATGTATTTTTATCTTGGGAACGAAAATGAATGGTGTCGCGTCCGAAGCAGTTACTCGTAAATTAGACGTTGCTACCGTCGCAAAAGAGCTTATAATTAGTGAAGAGGGGGCGGCACAAGGACTGAGCGCGGCAATTCGTGAATTCTTGGAGAAAAACAAGGACTGGACCCAGGTGAGGGAACACGGTGAACTCACTGTTTTAAAACGTGTAGCGCCACCACTTAAGAAGCTATTTCAATAAAGAGCCCGGTAACCCTAAAATTTGAAGCCCGGTTTAGCAAGATTATTTTGTCAGAGATAAGTATAAATGCAAGTATTTATCAAGACATTGACGGGGAAGACGATTACGCTGGATGTGGAGCCTTCTGACAGTATCGAGAACGTGAAGCAGAAGATTCAGGACAAGGAGGGTATCCCACCCGACCAGCAGCGCCTCATCTTTGCCGGCAAGCAGCTAGAGGATGGTCGCACTCTTTCGGACTACAACATCCAGAAGGAGTCCACGCTCCACCTGGTTCTACGCCTGCGCGGTGGATTTTAAAATATATAAGTAGAGATGGGTCCGTATAATACGTTTATGTGGAACTTTGCCTTCGCTACTGCTATTTTTTGGATTGGCGCGCCGGCTTACTTTGTGATGCGTATAATGAAAGGTGACTGGCAGAAACACACGTGGTCGTATATCCCTGTTTTCTGGCTCCCTATCGTCTTTTCGTGGCCGGTTTCATTGACTGCGCTCTTTGGTGGATTTGACTAATCTATTTGAATGTGATAATTTGAACCTTGTATAGGTTCAAATCATCATATTTTGTTCTAGACAAACGCCTCGGTATTCATTAAATTGCTGCTTGCCAGCTCTCCTGGCTTAGGAGCAACCTGTATTGATTCAAAATAGTTGGGGTTTGATTGTGGTTCTCCAAGTACTTCGAAGATATCGTTTTTTCCGATTTTAAATGTCCTCCTTTTTAACCAATTAGGGTATAGGGTACGTTTCCCTTTCTTTATCAATTCACCGTCACCGGACGGTGTGAATTTATAGGTTACGTCGAAGTTTTTAGGACCGCGAGGCCACGTGCTAGAGAGTTCTCTCTCATATACGGTGATGCTTTTACCGATATGTTCGGCTAAAACTTTTACAGTTAAAGGTCGCCATCCAAAAAGAACAGCGGAATGGACAGGAATCCATCGTTGTACACCATTAGCCGCTTTCTTTACAACCCATCGTTGTCCATCGCTGCCCCATTCGATTGTGCCTTCTGGATGTTCTGTGGCAGATGTCTTAGGGGCTTTTCTATCGGTTTTTCTTGTTTGTCGGGTCATTCATAAAGTATGCTACGATTTAAATTCGGTTATTGGAACAGAATAGGTATAAGTTGTTTAAAAATTAGGGGTGAAAAGACCAAAATTTGAACGCAGATTCTATCTTCATTCAAATATCATAAGTAAATGTCGGTAAAAACAATCGGTATTGACCTTGGTACGACGTATTCGTGTGTTGGTGTGTGGCAGAACGACCGTGTAGAAATCATTGCGAGCGATGTAGGGAACCGCACAGTTCCTTCCTGGGTCTCCTTTACGGACGAGGAGCGTCTCGTTGGTGATTCTGCGAAGGGTGTAGCGGCTACGAACGTCAAGAACACGGTCTTTGATGCAAAGCGCATCATTGGGCGTCAGTTTGACGACCCTGCCGTACAGAAGGAGCTCAAGCACTACCCGTTTATCGTGAAGGACGATGGTAAAAATCGTCCGCTTATCGAGGTAGAGTTCAAGGGTGAGACGAAGCAGTTCTATCCTGAGGAGATTTCCGCGATGGTTCTACAGAAGATGCGCTCCATCGCTGAGGCGTATCTAGGCTATGCTGTCACTGATGCGGTAGTAACTGTACCCGCCTACTTCAATGACCAGCAGCGCCAGGCAACGAAGGATGCGGGGCGCATTGCTGGTCTCAATATTAAGCGTATCATCAACGAGCCGACGGCGGCGGCTCTAGCGTATGGTCTCGACAAGAAGAACCAGAAGAAGGGCGAGCTAAAGGTGCTCATCTTTGATTTGGGTGGTGGTACGTTTGACGTTTCTCTGCTGACAATCGATGACGGTGTCTTTGAGGTGAAGGCGACGGCGGGCGATACGCATTTGGGTGGCGAGGACTTTGATAATATCATCGTCGACTGGGCGGTTGAGGAGTTCAAGCGCAAGTCCAAGATTGATATTCGTGAGAATCAGCGTGCTCTGCGCCGTCTACGCACGGCTGCGGAGAAGGCGAAGCGCACGCTTTCGGCGACCACGAGCACAAATATTGACGTTGATTCACTTGCGGAGGGCGTTGACCTGTCCCTGCCGTTCACTCGGGCAAAGTTTGAGCAGCTGTGCGACGCACAGTTCAGGAAGTGCCTCCTGCCCGTAGAGCAGGTTATGCGCGATTCCAAGTTTGCTAAGACGGATGTAGACGAGATTGTTCTTGTGGGCGGCTCTTCGCGTATTCCGCGTGTCCAGCAGATGCTCCGCGACTACTTTAACGGCAAGGAGCTCTGCCAGAGCATCAATCCGGATGAGGCGGTTGCGTATGGCGCGGCGGTTCAGGCGGCTGTGCTCGGTGGCGTTGATTCCAGCAAGCTCACCGACATGATTCTTCTGGACGTTACGCCCCTGTCGCTGGGTGTTGAGACGGCTGGTGGTGTGATGACACCGGTAATCAAGCGCAATTCGACGATTCCGACGAAGAAGTCGCAGACGTTCTCCACGTATTCGGACAACCAGCCGCAGGTGCGTGTCCGTGTGTTCCAGGGTGAGCGTGCGATGACGAAGGATTGCGATATGCTGGGTGAGTTTGACCTCACGGGCATCCCGCCTATGCCGCGTGGTGTGCCGCAAATCGAAATCACGTACGACGTCGACGCGAACGGCATTCTCAACGTGTCTGCTGCGGAAAAGAGCACGGGCAAGAGCAACAAGATTACGATTAAGAATGACCGTCAGCGCTCCAAGGAGGAGATTGAGAAGATGGTGGCTGAGGCGGCGCAGTACGAAGCCGATGACAAGGCGACGATTGCGCGTATCGATTGCCGGAATAAGTCAGAGGCATATCTCTACCAGGCGCGCACGGCGTGTCAGGAAGAGAAACTGAAGGCGACGCTAGGCGAAAACGCGCAGAAGATTGAGGACGTGGTCAAGGAGGGACTTGCGTGGCTCGACGACCACCGCGATGCCGAACTGGCTGAAATTGAAGAGAAGCAGAAGGGTTGGGAGTCTGTAATTAGCCCGCTCATGTCAGCAGCGGCTGCTGGTCCTGCGGAAGCGGCCGGTTCTGGTCCTGCGGAAGCGGCTGGTCCTGGTCCTAAGATTGAGGAAGTGGATTAATCACCAGGTTATTAAATATAGTCATAACATTTTCGGGAGTATACTGCATATAACCGTTATTTTCCATGTCATATTTTCCAACATAAAAAGACAAGAGAAGTTTTTCCAACTCCTCTTTTGAATCGTACTTTATTATCTTATCACCAAGAATTCTAAAATGCGCGTCACAAATTTGACCATCGCCGTTTCTATAATATAGACCAGATGTAAATATAGGTTTTTTACATACAGCGAATTCACCTATGGATAAACCAAACGTCTCTCCATCCGAGCGCGCATGTAGAAACGCATCGCATGTATTGATAAACTTGCGCTTTTTAATTGCGTCGATTGTTTTGTCCAGAAAAATCACGTTTTTCTCTGTACAGAATCGTGTTGTGTTCATAAAAAGAAAATATAGATTGCCTCTCTTCGCTAGCGCTGTGACCGTTTCTTTAACAAACGGAATATCAAATTGGTCCGCTCCACCATAACGACCAAATACAACGGCATCCTTTGGTATATTAAGCGATGCGCGCATATCCTCTTGCGTGTCGGCTACGCTAATCATATGCGGTAAAACCGGATACGACGTACCGTCGCGTACATTTATTTGGTCACTAATTGGTATGTATACATCGCCGTACTTGTACCGACATGTAAAAACACAATGAACTACAAATTTAGTAGCTGTTATGTAACCACCGTATGGGGGGACAGGGGCTCTCCCATCTGATAGCTTATAACAAACATCTATATTCAATAATTTAAGTAGTGCATCTATTTCTAAAAATTGCGCCACCTCATAGACTACAAATCTCTCGCTAAAGCGGTCAAATACCTCTTGTTGGTTAAAATTATGGTGTAAAGAGATAATTATAGATGTATTACCCAGTATTGTTTCATTATAGTGTGCATAATCATAGGTGGCTACACCGGTACCTCTTTCTGTAAAATATGTAATAAATGCGACCTTTGTCATTTAATATAGCCTAACTGTATAGTTTTAAATGATAAAATTGACTTGCTTTTTGTATCCAATATGTAAATTAAAATGGATGCAAAAAAGATCCTCGTAAGTGGCACCGGTTATGTAGAGATTCTAGAGGTCTTCGGCTCAGACCTCACCGTGGTAAACGCCGCACGTGTCTCATTTAATAAGGAGGCGTCTGAGTTCGGAGCGCGTGATGCAGGGCTAATTAAGTATCTGGCAAAGCATCAGCATGTCAGCCCCTTCTTTCACCCTCAAGCGCGGTTTCGCATCAAGATGCCAATCTTTGTGGCACGTGAGTGGTACCGCCATACGGTGGGATTTGCGCGCAATGAGGTTAGTCGGCGCTATGTGGACGAAAAGCCAGAGGTGTGGATTCCCACAGAATTTCGTGAACGCGATCCAAACCTGAAACAGGGGTCACGCGAAAACACGATTTCCAACGAACAGGAAATTCGTGAATTGTACAGCGAAGCGATGAGGCAGGCACTCGATGTGTACGACAAGATGCTTGCGGCAAAGGTTGCACCTGAGGTGGCGCGTGCTGTTCTACCCCAGAGCATGTACACTGAATTTATTGAAACGGGCTCGCTGGCGGCGTATGCGCGCCTCTGTAAGTTGCGCCTCGATCCGCACGCGCAGCGCGAAATTCAGGACTTTGCCACAGCGGTCTGCGCACTGCTCGAGCCACACTTCCCTATTTCCTGGGATGCGCTCATGAAGGAATCTTCACCAGCGTAAACCCTTCAATTTCAGTCGGTTCTTCAAAATTTTTTCTGTATACATAGAATACTACGTCAGGAATTTTAGGACCGCCTTCGGCAGCGCGCTGCTTGTTCCGTTCCATTGCGACTTCAATTGGGGTCTGAACCCATATGACGCGGACAGGCAAATCGTGTTTTTGGGCGAATTTCACAAATTCTGCGCGTTTCGCCTTTGTACCCGCCGTGGAATCAAAGACTACGGATTGCGTAGCGATATATTGCTCTGCGTCCTTAATCATCGCTTTTGCTGTCTTAAGCTTGTCGCCGTCCGCGCGATGATAATGCGCTAAGACTGAGGTTGCTATGGTCGATTTACCTGAAGCAGGATAGCCTACCATGATAACCACCTCTTTATCTACAGAAGGCTTAACTTTCGGTCTAATTTGCTCTGGAAGAGGAAATACATCTTCTGGTGTATAGAATTTTGTTTTCAGGGCTTTTGCAAATTCTTTATCTTTATCCGACCAGTCACCAGGTCTTCCTGCTGCATCGCCAACATAGTATCCCTTATCGGGGTCAAAAGAGGGGAATTGTCTCAGGAAAAGCGCCGTATCAGGCTTCTGTGTTCTTACACCAACAATGGCTGTATAGTCAACCCCAATATCCTCCATCACGTGCTCAATCTGGTCAATCTTCCAGGGCTTTGATTGGTCCGTCACTATAACAATTTGACGATCCTTAGCCGCCGCATGAATCACATTGGGAACTGACTCGCGCAAATACATCCAGTCATCGGCGCTGGTGGGGAATTTACGTCCCGCCTTTGGCTTTACGAGCGTCCAATCAAAATCAAATATGGCGAACCGTGTGCGGCGTGACTTTTTAGTCTGTAAAATTGTGTCCTCCATTCTTAACTTTTCTATTTACTACAAATGAAATCAATTTTTATAATCCTGGAAAAATAATCTTTGTATAGTTTGTGACAAACCCCATACAACAATGAGGCTTGGTGCGCTTTTCATGAGGCATTGTAGGAATGGTAAAGCCGAGGCTCCCCGAGCAAGTTGAAAAATCACTGCCGTCGGAACTCGTGCATATCATATATTCCTTTTTACCGCATTTCCCTCGGTCCCCTCCCCCAAGTCCGACTTTTTACGCCTCTACGCTGAGGTGTGAATTAACCAAATTACAAGGCAAGCCTATGCGTGGGAAGAACGCTATGTACTTGTTTGATTTGGAGGATTTTGTATTGGATAGACCGAATGGAATATACTAGAATAAACCGCTGGCTTCTTTGCGCGCGTCTAAATAGAATGCGCGAGTCACAGAGCCAGCGGTTTTGCAAATGCATCAAAAAAATTCGTAAAACTGTTAAACCGATTCGCGGCTCACCCGAGCAGGCTGCGACGGCAATATGTGTCAAATCCGTGCTCTGGTCACGCGGGCGTACCCTGAAGAAGTTCACGTGTCGTGGTAAGCCAAAGGTCCAGACACAGCGGCGCGCGACGCAACGTAAGAGCGGTAGGTACCGTGGTCGCGCTAAGGCGATGGGTTTCAACAGTTAGGCTCTCATCGTCGTCACCACCGTGACCGCCACCTCCGCCACCACCTGAGTGAAATCCTGGCTTCAGCGGATCGCAGAGATCTGGACACTTCATTGCGTTATGTCCCTGCGTCTTACAAAGCGAACAGACTGTATAATCCATCTTTTGATTGCTTGTTCTTACGGCACATAGTCGTCAATTTTTACAAATCTGTAGTGCAGGTTTATAAAAATAAATAATTGTCTTAATCAAATTATTGCTGCATGATATTGATTGGCGCGGGCGCAGTGGGTGTTCCGTTTCCAGCATTGAGAGCAGGATTCGGATCTGCTGGTGGCGTAATATAGACAATAACATACCTGAGGTCTACCGGTTTGATAAGGAAACTATTAACACCGAAAACAGCAGGTGCCCTGTACGCGGTTAGATTTGCATCCTGGCTCCAGAAATTCATAGCGGCGAAGTGAATTCCCAGAGCATGGGCTTTCGCATAATCCCAGCCGTTAGAATTGATATCGGGCTCTTCTCCATTTGGTCTACACAGCGTTAAATTCTGCTGTATTCTTGCTACAGTTGCCGCCTTCTGCTCATCTGGAATATTAGCCACATCCTTCGGCGTCATTTCCAAGGGTGTCGAGCTACGTGGACCCAAATTAATGTAATCGTTTAATTTGTTTGTTTCAGGCGGGTAGACGTTCGACATGATAATAATTTTGCCAAAAAATTCTGTTATGGGTGTCTTGAATAGACGCTCGGCGCCGCGCTGCGCATTCCAGGTAAAATCTAGGCGCATTGATTCAATTGTATCGCCTAGAACAGTTGCCACCTCTGTATATGTTTTATCTTTGGGTTTACCATTGAAGCGTAACATGATAAAGAGCGGGTCTTCGCGATAGGGTGCCTCACTTACGTCCGCGGTAGCACCTGGACCCGCAATCGCGTACTGCTGGACAGCCTGCATAATTGAGCGAAAAGATACTTGATTCATTGTGAGGCGCTTCCATTTAGAACCGGCGTCCATTTCACAAACCACGGGTGTGCCTGTGGAATTGTTCGAATAGATAGGTATATCGAGGTAGCGTGCGCCGGCGGCTATAGCTAGACGTATAGCTTCAGGCGAAGCTACTCCATCACGCAGCGGCGTAAAGATTGCCGCTGTGTTCGCCGAGCACACATAGAAGTTTGTCAATGATAAATGTTCTGTGGGCACCCCACTTGCTTTTAAATCAGTGATATACTTACGTAGACCTTTTCTAGATGAACGTTGGTCGCCGTATTTGTTGAACGCATCAACAAATTTTCTTAGCTTGGATCTTACATTTTCTGGACTTTCGAGGAGCCAGTACATATTCGCAAGATACCAGAATACGATAACAAGAATGACTACGGCTAAAACGTAGACCCACCAAGGGATTATTGATGCGGTTGTCGTGAATTTGGATGCAGCGCTAGCAAAGGCGCCGGTGATTAATGGATTTAGCCTGGCGACGGATTCTAGTCCGATGTTCTTGGACATCCTCTCCTCTTGTGCTATAAATTTTCTATCCATCTTCATCATCCATTCCATACATCTTTCGCATCAACGTGTACGTCGCATCCAATTTATTACTGGATTCGGCAGTCGACTTATCTTTTTGTTTCTTCTGCTGTTTCTTAAATGTATCATCTTTGACGACTCCGGGCGTTCCGCTTGTTGTGGTGACAACAATAGGCATTGCTTTCATATCAGTGGCTATCTCGGTATAGACCGAATCGATATCCTGGATTGAGGCACGTATCGGACGGTTATCAACACAGTCCATAGGTTGGCGTACTTCAATTGAAGCTGATTTGACTCGTTCACATAGCATTACGATAAGCGTAGCGAAGACTTCGCGGCGATATTTTGAGCCGAGGCGCATCCACACTATCATTGTACAATCAAGAGTCTTCTGAATACAGCTATTGACATCTAACCCATTTCGTGCCATATCTTGAAAAAGCGCCATCAAAAACCAGGCTAGACTTTTGCGTGACTTTCCCTGTATATTTACTGGCGCCCTATCCTTCGTGGCGGGATGCGACTTCTGACCGTCTAGTGTCAATATCCAGACTAACCAGAACAAAGCGCGACTTGTTTGCGCCCCACGAATAGACGCCTCTATTTCATTTCCGAGCGTCCGTAAAGTAGGCGCATCCTCCCGTGTATCCCATACACGTCGTGTAGACGGCTGGTCGGGTGAGGCGCCGCCACCGTGGAGCCGCTGTTTAACCGCTTCCGCCTCCTTAAATACGTCGGTCGACTTTGGCACATTAGGTCTGGGGCGCTTTGCTGCTACAACTAGATACCCTACACATTCGGCTATCTTATGGCGTATACTGGGTGAATTTCGGAAGATACGATTATCACCCCCGGCGCGTATCCATTCATTACGAAGAGTCGCTATATGTGAATGCCAGACTGCCGGCCACGAGGCAAGTGCAGAACCAACATGTTCAGACCAAATTGCTAATAATATAGCTTCTAAGCGCGATACTCCGGTTTCCGAGCACAGAAGCTCTGCTGCCCAGCGCTGGGCGCGTTTCATATCACCATTACCTATAGCACGCGATAGTGCTGTATATATGTCGGACCAGGAGTAACCACATATTGTTTTATTTTCCATTTCACCCGGAAAAGCGTTTCCTCTGTAATAACAACCACAACAGAATCCAGGAGAGAGGACGCAATGGACTCTTGGCAAATCACCCTTATCATTCTACTTGCGCTGCTGGTCGTGAACTATCTTGTTATTAAATACGTGGTAGGAACCGGTGTTCCCACTATGGTTGATAATATCAACGAGGCGTTTACTGTTCAGGAGGGATTCAGTGGCGGTACAGCTGAAGATGGTATCGTCGAAAATTTCAACAACGATACGCTCTATGATACATTTTATTCAAAGATATACGACCAAATAGTTCAGGGCGATGTACGCAGTCGCGCCGAAGTTCTTCTCACACTGGGTTGGCTCAAAAAATATCGGTCCGAAGCCAAGACTGTTGAAGCGCTCGACATGGGTTGCGGTACCGGCATGCACGTAAACGAGTTTATGAAAGAGGGCTTGGGCTCGGCAATCGGTATTGATAAGTCGAGCGCTATGATACTGCGTGCTAATACACAGTATCCTAATATGAAATATGTTGTTGGTGATGTTGAGAAGCCGACGCAGTTTACGGCGGGTCAATTTAATTTGGCGACAATGTACTATTTTACGATTTATTACGTTCACCACAAAGACCAGATTTTGCGTAACATATTCACATGGCTCCAGCCCGGTGGCGCGTTTGTTGTTCACATCGTAAATCGTAACAAATTTGACCCAATTCTTGAATCGGCGAGCCCGTTCACGGGGTTTTCGCTTCAAAAATACAGCAAGGAGCGTGTGCGGCGGTCAAAGGTGGCGTTTGATAAATTTGACTATATTGCGGAATTTACAAATGAAGAGGCGGATGCGAAATTTACAGAAGTCTTTAAATTCAAGGGCGGACGTGTTCGCAAGAATGTGCACTCGCTCCACATGCCGACAATGGAGCATCTGGTTCACGAAATTGAGGAGGCGGGATTCACGTTTAAAGAATTCCTGGACTTGACCCCAATTGGCTACGAATACCAGTATCTATTTTGCTTTGTACGTTAAAATTGAATTCCCATAATGGGAAACGATAGAATACAAGAAAATGTATCGTATCGTTTGGCGGGAACAGAATGGCTTTACTGGAAATGGTGAGTATGTGTTGACGCTGGCTTTAGCGCAGGCATGGCTCGAGGACCTCACACGGCGGTATCCTGATATGCGGCATTGGATTGAGGCTGAGCCGGTGGGTTAATACGGCTCAACACCCTGCGCGACGTGAACCATTGTTGTGATTGAAAGACCGAACAGGGTGAGCAGCGCAGGATAGATGAAGAAGGCACCGTACATGCGCGATTTCGGATCCTTCGTGTATCCGTACATATAGAGTGCCCGACCAACAAGATAAACAAGACCGGCGATGCCCGCGTAGAGTGGAAACGCCCACGAGGCAATCAAAACCGCTAAAAAGAAGGGGGCATTTTCAATCGTATTCTGGTGTGCGCGCTGCACAAGATTGAATGCGTACGCCTCCTCATTCGTAATCGTATCAGACATCGCTTTTTCTGCTGGTTTCATGCTCTCACTATAGTATCGTGGCGTTCCGGGAACGGCATACATAGTAGGATAGGGGATACCGTATGTGGCGCGAGCCTGTGATACGAACCCACCGGCAACCATATGCAGGATATTAAATAGCAGAATCACTAGTGGAACTAGCAAGGAACTCCACGGGGATGTGGGCGAGAGAAGGGAGGCTGTATAGGTCGGCATTGTATGTTTTTTCACCGGCTTTTAGTTTCACAGACTTGCCGCGCGCTGTCAAATACAACTGTGTGGAAATAGCACATCGCCACTTAGAAATTCCGGCGGCATCCAATTGTAGACGTGCGCGGTCAGAAAACCTGATGCGCCCATTTTCCAGGGCGGAAACGCCGCTCTAAAGTTGCCACGCGAACGTCCATTCGAAGCAAACAAAATACCTTTGGAATACCCCAGTTCTGAGCCAGCGGCTTCGATTGCGCTCGTCAAATTTTTAAAATACGGTTTCACAAGATTCGCGGCAAACACCACTTCCCAGATACTCAGCCCTTCCGTGGTGACACGATGCGTGTTTGCGATACCGACGATGGCGGATTTTGTGAGGAACCACTTCACGTCGGTATCGTCTATATCTGTACTCACGAGCGTAAACTGCTCGTCGCGCGCTATCGCTTCAATGAGATTTTTTACCATTTCGACGGGTGCTTTTAAAACTGGCTCAGCTTTGTAGGGCAGATGTTCTAGGGGCACGTAGGCGTATTCTAGAATGGCAATGGGCGCCTGGCTACATGCGCTAAGGACGGATTCGTGCTCTCTGAACCAGAGCAGGACAGAATTTGCAAGAGTTGGCGTATTGTAAATTTCGCGGTCGGTGACCGATAAGAAGTGGCTGGCTAGACCCTTGTTGCGATAGTCTGGATGAATGACCAAGCCGTCAAGCACGAACGCGTTCTGAATTTGCCGTCCGCACACAATTCCTTTCGACAGTCGGCGCACCGCAAACGTACCAATTAGCCTGCCTTCTTCGTTGCGCATCGCCAAAATAAAGCCTTGGTTGCGCCAGCGTTCGACCTCGGTTGGATTACATGAAAATCGCCAATCCGTGCCCGAATAACACGAATTCCAGAGCTTTGCAATTTCGTGATTTATGTCCGCGGTGGCTTTGAAAATCGTGAATTTACAGAGCGGCGCGGGCTGAACAGGGGCGTTGCGGCGAAGCTGGCGCGGTTCGCGGTCCCAAAATTGGGCGACATGTGCGTTGCCTGGACCGGCAAATTCGGAGTCGCTAAAAAAATGGTAGTCCATTAGTTGATACAGTGAGCAAAATCCTTATATGGAACTCTAAAAATTGAGAACCCGTTGGTGGGGTTTTGTAGTTCAAGGAAAGATGGATATTTCAGGAAATCAGACCGCGACTGCGCCAGCAAAGGAGAAGAAGCCGCGGTGCCCTGAATGTAAACATAAGCTCCTTCTCACCGATATTGTGTGCCGATGTGGAATCCAGTTCTGTAAGTCGCATCGCGCACCAGAGCTGCATTCGTGTACATTTGATTTTAAGAAGAGCGGACAGGAGCAGCTATCGACTATGCTGGTGAAGGTGGCTGCGGTGAAGATTGAGGCGATTTAGACTCATAAATCCTGAATTTGCGGCAAGAAAGGTACCGCCGGTACATCAAACGTTGTGGAGAACGTCCAGTATGAAGGGTATCCACCATCAGTGTACTTAATCGTCAAAGGTGTTTTAAAGACCCATGATGTTCTGTAATTATCGTTTACTCCCGTTCCCGAAATATAGTCCGCATTTGGGGGTTCAAAACTTGATCCAAATGATGTACCGGAGCCAAGAGTATATGACGCAAATCCAAAGACCGGTAGACCATATACTGGCGGTCCTAATGGGACGATCAGACCATCGCCGGTGTTGTACGTTGACTGTATTTTTGTCATGACAGGTGCAGTGTGTATGGCTACAGTATCATCGTCTGCGCTAGTGAATGCATAAATAAAATCAAGTATGGTTGGACCGAGAGATGTGATTGGACGAGAGCCGCCCATAAGTTTCACCTTGTAGGTTGCCGGTAGGAATTGGTCATAAAAAAACAAATATGGCTGTTCATATAGACTATTAATGATATCATCTTGTATATTGATGTCAAGAACACCGTTGTTGACTGTATATGGAATAGGGACTAAAGTACCTGATAAATCGGTATCCCCCACGCGCAAGGACTCGTCGAAATAAGAAGGCGTGGTGATGTTCACCCAGCGCGAATTTTCCGTTGGGGTTGCCGATTTTGAACGCAGAACGGACGACATCTATATTTAGGGATTTGATTTTAATTGCTTCTTGAGTTCACGCATCTCAAGGACTTTAGCCTTAAGAGCGTTCCGGGCTGTGTGAAAGGCGGCGCCATCTCTGCTGTAGTACGCCGCCGTCATGATCTTGGTGTTTCGCATGGCTTCCTTGTGAAGTGCGGCATAGTTTGCTTTTACGGCGGGGTCCACTTGGGTCGGCATTTATATTCTTATCAGAGAAAAATATAAATGACATAGTGTTGTATTTTAGGCACGAGATAACGTAGCAATCTCTTTTAGGGCACCACTGTACGTCTCTTCTACGTGTAAATAGTGCTCCGCAATCAAATTGCGCCCCTTGGTGATGGTCAACTCAAGTTGCGCCCGTGCACCCATAGTTGATTTGGTAAACGTGTCTGAGAACTTAACAATGGTCTTACCACTGGTGTTCTGTGAAAGAATAAATACTTCTGAAATTAGGTTGTACGCGTTTTCGAAATACTCTTTGTAGTCGTCTAATATGATTGCCTGCGCTTTTTGTAGAATAGCGGCAGCGCGCGGGTCAACGATTACGTCACCTTGCGCCGACCGCTTACCGCAAAAACTGCTCAGAATAGACGGGTCTAATGAGGCGACAGTTACATCCAAGAAGTTCCTGTCACTGGGATTTTCAGCTCCACCAGGGTGATACAACTTGTTAAATGTTTTAGTGAGGTTCGACAACTTCGTTTGATTCTCGGGGCTCGGTGTTCCGTCATCGTAGTCGTAGTAGAGCGTCTCGAGCGCAGCGAACGGTGGAATAAATCGCATTTTCTTATCAGCCCAGTTATCTACGCATAAATACGAAGAGGCTGTAGTGGACGGTGGCGTCGGTTGAATGTAGAGGAGAACGGCTCTGTATGAAGCCGGTGCCGCCTCTGCCCACTTGGCAAAGTCGCCTGACCACTGTACCATTGACTTATAGGAATCCTGGAATCCGCGCGGTAATTGTGTGCTCGGAGAAAGACTCAGCGTCGTATTTGTAGCATTTTTGTCGACGCCACCTCTCATCTTCCGTGTGCGTCGACCGCCCTCTAAACCGAAGAATCCACGTCCACGATTACGCGTATTGTTACGCGGCACGACGACCGGTGCGGCTTGAAATGCACCGCTTGTAGCGACTATAGTAACTACGTAGTTAAGCCATGTTGACTGCTTTTCAAACGGCTCCTCTACCTCGTCTGATGCGGGCGCCTTATTGGAATACAGATACACTGAATTGTCGGAAGCGACTAAGCCACGGTAGATAACTTCACCTGTGGTGGGATTCGTTAGTTCAACCCAGTAACGATCCGCCTTGATTTTTTCGTCCTCAATATTGTATTCGTTGGGTTCTTTTATCGTTACCTTAACCTTCCACTCGCTCAAATCGTTGGCTGTATATGTAATTATTTGATGTATTCTATCGTATTTTAGATTGGGACGTCCGATAAAGGTAAACATCTCTTTGCTGGCGCCGACAGGGCTCAAAAATCTACGAAACCAGTCTTCGCGTTTGACTTTTTGTGCCTCCCTTTCTTCCAATGTCAGCGGTCGGGTTTTCATCTGTTTCTTTAGCCCTGTCTGAAAAACCTGATTACGGACACGGGATACGAGGTCCGGGGGCGTATAGATACTCAGCGTTAAGGCGGCAACAAGCTGTAGCGCGCGCATATAGAAAATCGCCAGCGAAGTACACGCAGCCTCATCGGTAGCCGAAGTGTTCGTCACCACTTTGGAACGAGCGTAGAGGAAATCCTGGATTCCACCCGTTGAGCCGTCCTTTGTGGCGTTTAACTTTGCGGTACTAAACTCCTTATTGAGTTCCTTGGACAACAATATAATGTAGTCTCCACAGGCACCAGGACCCTTTGTTAGGGCACGAATATCCAGGATATCGGTGTTTTTCAGGAGACGCATAAAAATGACGGAGAACATCTCAACCCTCTGAGTATTTTTCGAGGGCTGTGGACTTGTTGATTCCGTTTGGGAACTTTGACCGGCACCCATCCTTACTTGGTCTCGAGAAGATTTTGCTTCCACTGGTCCAACCGTTTGAGGCACTTATGAAGCGTAACAACGCTGATGTCGCATACAGCCGCTATCTCCTGTATCGTCTTCTGTATGGAGAGCGCTGCGCAAGCAAGCGCTAGTGCTGCTGCTGTCAACGAGGGTGGCGTATTTTCGGGGCAGATTCCCATGTCATCGGCTCTTGCGCATATCTGGCGGGTCAACGCGATAAGGGTGCCCGTAAGATGACGGGGGGCTTCCAACTTGGAGACAAAGGGCTCCACATAGTGTTCGTAGGTGGTTGTTGAGCGCGAAATTGTGTCCCATTTAGCGCGACGCGACTCAACAGATACGGGCACTACTGCCACTGTTTGTGCCGCGACTGTTTGCGCTGCTGCTAGCGGTTCCTTCTTCTGACCGATGCGCTCATCCATGTCCAGTAGATTGGCAAACTGTTTGAGCCCCTTCGTTACGTGGCGAATGTTGATTTGAAAGATAGTTGCAATATCCTTAGGTCTCCGAGGAGTACCGGAGCGCTTGAGTGATTCGTAGAGACAGGCGGCAAGCAGCGCCTCTTTCTGAGTTCCACGACAGACGCACAAGATAGAGAGCTGCGCGTAGAGTCGCTTTGCCTCTTCTAATACACCCACGCCAATCCCGGCATTGACGGCACGAACGTGTAGACCTTCAAAGATGCCCCATAGATTGCGCTCTCTATACGGCATCAGATTCCAGGTGTGGTATCGCTTGATTTTACGCATGGCGTTGCCGTGATGTTTGCGCAGAAGCATCGTGGTGCCGAGTGATGATTCAGGAAGAAGTGGATTCTGTGGCGCACCGACACGGGTGGGGTCTGACCCACGCTCATCACTGGAGAACCACCTGTATTCCGGACCCTGGTCCAGGACGTTTTCAAAGATTTGCCCACACTTGGTGCAGAGAACGTTATCGTTTTGTGTCTGGATATTCTCATCCGTTTCGCATGCGTCGCAATACCAATAACTCTCTTCACCCTCTTCCTGAGGCTCGATATGTTTATCAAAGTAGTCGAGGATTCGTTGCTCTTCGTCTGTCAATGGTCTTGCTTGACCTATTCCAGGGAATAGTTCTGTCATTCTGGAAAGAATCTAAAGCGGATTCGCCGAATTCAACTTTCGTCGTATTTTTTAGGAACTATATTCATCGCCAAAAGCAAGTAGTATGTCCGCTGATGCACCCGATAATAGCGGTGAAGCGAACGTAGCTCGTTATAACGAAAAAATCGCAAAACGGGGTCCGGTCCAATCACAGGACGGCGGCTTTATGGGTCCATCCTATTCGTATGCCGATGAGTTGCCAACCCCGGCTGAAATTGGTGTTCGGTCTGGTGGCGACGTGGGTGCTATTATGGATGCTGCCGCCGGCGTGAATTACTATGTTGATGCAATTGGATTTGGGCAGAAAACAATGTTCAATTCGCGCGATTTGGCTCCGCTGGGTGTACGCTACTTTATGAATACGGGGTCAACTTGCTCAAATGGTGCGTCAATGTACGACTATATTGATACGATACCCAAAGGTAATTTGCTTGGTGCGCGTGTTGATAAAGGTCTACAGGACATGGGCTTACCACGCATGCGCGGGCTCGCTCCAGGCATCATGGAGGATGCACGTGATGCGCTAAATCCGATGCCGTTGCTACGCGCGGCTATTGGTAGCGGCTATCCCCAATGCAAACTAGTTCAGTTGCCTGTTGGTGATGCGTATGGTCGGCTTTCATCGCCCAGCGACGCCAACAACGTATGGGTAAAGGGTCCGGTAGTCATGATAAATGGCGCCCCTCACCAAAACAAGTGGATTCAGGATACTGACAGCAAGGGCAATAAAGTTTTTTTGGACCGCGATGCTTGGGAGAGGGCGCCAAAAACCTACTATCCTGATGGAACACCGATTGAGGGTTTTCAGAATGGACCGGCATTCTGGGAGGAATATATTGATAAAAAGACCGCTGCTGGACTGCTCTTAGCTGGGCTCGCGGTTGCGTTCGCAACGTATGCTGCGCACAAGGATTAGACTGGGATCCGGCTCCTGGCGGTAAAAAATTTGATTTTTTCATGATTTTTTCAAACTTTTCTTGAAAAAATCGTGATTTTCGGGCAGGGTTAGCGCCAGAAGCCGCGTCCAATCAACGCAACAATCCGCCGAAGAACGACAATTGTATCCGTAAAATGATGCGAAATCGTGGAACGGCGCGGCTGGGGCTTAACGGGAATCATTGCTACTTTGTTGTATTTATTCTTTTTCACCGGTCTCCTCAAAATTGCGGCTCATCTCCACATGTTCGCGGAGTCGTGATTCAGTGATTAGACGACTACTGATATTCATTGATTCCAGTTCCTGTAGGAAGAGTTTGTAGGCGTACGGGATGCGCACCTGGCTAAATCCGGTGGTGCTCGGGCAGGCTGAGCAGTGGTAGACACCGCGTCCAGGATTCACAATTCCGAGCAGACCGCAACCACGACATACGAAACTCTGGAAGTTGTCAGATGCCTCCAACATACGCTCCTTCAGGAACTCCGTAGCACCATGCGCAACCAAGCAATCGCGCTCCATTTCACCGAAGCGGAGACCACCATCACGGGCGCGACCTTCCGCGGGCTGGCGGGTCAGCATGACGAGGGGACCGGAGGCACGGCTATTGCCAGTCCACACGGGCTTACCGTTCTTGCGTACGTAGAAGAGTCCGCCAGGTACCTCGAGACAGTAGACCTTGCCGTCGAACTCTTCCCATGTCTCGGACTGCCCAGTCTGCTCATGGCAGTGCCCGTGGTTGACAGCCGGCTTGTTCTTTGCCTTTATAATGCGTAGCGACCAATTGATAGCATTAGTTGTACCTGTCTTTCCGTGCATATTCCATTCAGTCCCCGCTTCACTGTGAAGAATCTTGTTGGCAGACCATCCCGCGTGTAACGCCAACTGCTGAACCTGGTCGGCTAACTTATCAGAGGAGGTGCTATAGAGAATGGCGCCTGAAGCGGTCTGGTGACCGTCGCCTAGAATCATTCCGTTGAGCAAGGTCTGACACTGGTCCGCACTCAAATTCCATACCCAATCTGGAAGTACTTTATTGGTTGCACCCACACTGAGCGGAGTCAAGTATTCACGAAGTGAATTATTGTGAACCTTAATAATATCTGATTTTTCATTTAAATTCCACGTCCAACCGAGTTTAGGCATAATCATATCAAATATTGCCTTTACTCTGGGTTTGTGACCACATACAATTACTCCATCTTTGCTAGAACATCCTTCAGCATACCATAATCCGAAGAAGAGCAACCATGAATCCATATCTGGCAGTGTATCGATTTGACCATTGTAACCCTTCAAGATAAATTGATAGTCTTCAACTAGCCAATTAACATCTTTCTGATATTTAACGTGTCGTCCCATTAATTCCTTAGCTTCATGGAAATCGTACTTCCATACCTTCTTCCGAGTATGCGGTGTAGCACACCACATGCGGTGGTTCGGCGTGACAGTGAGGTCAACCTGCTGTGACTTTAGACTGTACATCGGACCGGTGTAATCGAACTCCAGTGTCTTGATAGGATGCTCATAGACCAACTGACCATCTTGCATCGTGGCAACCTTATCCTCGGTCGTAACTTCGGCGATAGGCTTCCATCCATTTATAGTAAGAACATCGTGGGTTTCGTCGGTGCAATGGATCTTGTCGTCAACCATATGCTTCAATCTCTGATAATAACAAGGACCCATGAAGATGCTCGTCTTCATCTGCTTACCCGTAGTACCACAGTATAGCACTTCGTTACCGTAAGGCTCCATCTTGAGCTGATCGCGCAGAATATTAGAGAGACCGTCTACAGTGACATCGTTAAACGGAGTACCATCACCCAGGAAACCTAAGTTACAGCATACCTTACCCATCAGTGTCTCCATTAGCTGCGCAATCGTCATGCGAGAGGGAATGCAATGGGGATTGATGATAATATCCGGCACAATGCCGTCCTTGGTCTGCGGCATGTCCCACGGCTCCAGAATCATACCCACCGTACCCTTCTGTCCGTGCCGGCTAGAGAACTTGTCGCCAATAGTAGGAACTCGCTCAGAACGCACCCTGATCTTGACGAACGTATAGCCCTCGCCATTGCGGCCCCTGTAAATCTTATCTACGAAGCCGGTCTCATTATTGCGGAGGAGTTTAGACACGTCCTTGTAACGTTTGCCGCCTGCCGCCTCGACTGCAGCCGCAGCCGCCGCCCCCGACATAGCCTGAAGTGTCGCGTGCGTAACACCAGCGAGCGCGGCACCGTCTGGTGCGCGCAGCCGAATGGGTGCGACCTTGCCGATTAGAACATCTTCCTGTGAAACATAGGTGTTTTCAGGCACAATACCGTCTTCCGCCAACTTCTCATAGTTTGCTAGCTTGAGCTGCTTGGTTAGCGCAGGATCTGGCTTACAGAAGCGCTCCTCTTCACCGGATGCCTGATTCTTCTTCTCCTCATCCTTGTACGTACGGTAGAAGAACGACCTGAAGAGACCACGGTCCAGAGCGGCGCGATTGAACATGATAGAATCTTCCTGATTGTACCCACCATACGTTGCGATGGCTACAATAATATTATTTCCCGAAGGCATGTCCTGCGCACGGTAGAAGCGGCTCATGTACGGGCTGACCAGCGGTAGCGCAGGATAGCAGAGCAGATTGCCCATCGTATCTAGACGCTCGCGGAAGTTGAGTGCATAGATACCCATTGCCTGCTTACCCATCGCTGACTGATAGGTGTTACGGGGACTCTGGTTATGGTCGCAGAACGGAATGTTTGACGCCATCGTACCCAGAATGCTCGACGGATGGATTTCGCAGTGCGTAAAGTCGGTGCCGCGGTGACCAAGGAGGTCATCGGGGAACATCGAGATGAGCAGAGTTTCTGACTCACCAGGGTCGATGTACTCGATGAGCGAGTGACCACCAGGGCTGGACCAACGCATAATGTCATTCCACTCCGTGTGGATATCCCATGGGCGTGGCGTCTGCGGATTGAGCAGCAGTTCGCGCATTGCCTCGGAATTCATAACCGGACGCAGAAGACGTCCGCCCTCCGTATTCATCCAGACCTCATTCATACGCGGATTGAACACAATGCTGGTATACGGGTTGATACGACCGGCGCGCTTGGCACGACGTAGCGCACGCACGACCTCGGCGCAGGTTGCTGACGTTTCACGAATAATACCAATCCATGCACCGTTGATGAATACACGGCACTGGCTATGTTTCTCCTTGTGTGTCGTCTCACTGAGTTCAGCCATGCCAAGTTCATCATAAAGCACGTTCATGATGGGCTCAGGACTGCTGGGCAGCGACACAAATGCCGTGGATGAGAGATTCTTAACAACGCCTACGGAATGACCCTCTGGCGTCTCTGAAGGACAGACGAAGCCCCACTGCGTATTATGAAGCTTGCGCGGCGGAATCAGCTTGCCCGTTTTTTCAATCGGCGTCGAGATACGGCGCAAATGCGAAATTCCTGACAGATAGGTCAGGCGGTTCATAACCTGGCTGATACCCATCTTGGTACCCATCTTGCCGCCCGCAAAGTTGCCCGTCGCCAACGATGACTTCATACCGATATCCACGATGGTGGACTTCAGAATCTTATATACATTGGTCGGATTAATGATATCTTCGAACTTGCCGGTCGCCTTCCAGGCGCCATTGTGGATTTCCTTGGTAATCGTGGACTTCATGTCCTTGATGACCTTGGTTCCGAAGTAGTAGCGGAACAGATTGCCAAGCAGATTGCCCGGTAGCTCCACCTTCTTGTTCGGATAGGCGTCGCGGTCGTCGTATGAAATGCGATTCGTGTAGACTTCGAGAACCTTCTTAACCATTGCCGCCAGGAAACAGGCTTTCTCGTACAGCGTATTGTAACCACCTACGTGCGGCAGAAACTCCTCTGCGAGAATTTCAGTCAGAATTCCGGCTTTCGCCATCTTCGTCGTCTGCAACGTTGATGAGGTCAGCGCTTCACGGATTGAGGAACCGCTGCCAATGTGCTTGGTCAAGAATTCGAGCGCAAGCTCCTGCGTGCGAATATCCTTGGAATCGTGAATACATTCTTGGAAAATCATGTCGTAAGGGGTCGCAACCGAGCCCATAATGAGCTCGATAATCTCCTTGTCGGACTGGAATCCGAGCGCGCGGAACATTACGAACAGCGGAATCTCGGTTTTGATGCGCGGCAGCGAAACACGAATATGCTCGGGCGCGACCGGATTTTTCGGATTGTGCAGAATGATAACTGCGATGGACTTCGGCGCACCCTCATTGTCGAGACCAATGGATTTACACTCGATTTTTTCCGCCTCCTTGTTCCTATTCTTGGAATTCCTGAACACGAACATCCGATTTTCTGCCATGCGCTCCTGGCTAATGATGATACGCTCACCACCCTGAATAATGAAATATCCACCAGGGTCCGTTGAGCACTCACCAAGGTCACGGGGCGTCTTTTCAGGTGTCTCACACAACATACAGAACTTGGAGCCAACCATCACCGGAATCTTGCCGACGTGAATGCGCTGGAGAGCACGCGTGCGTGTCTCCTTTGTCCCTGTAGTAGGGTCAAACATCGTCGTTGAGATGTGGAGGTCCACGTAGATGGGTGCGGCATACGTAATATTGCGCAGCCGTGCATCGTTGGGATACATGGGCGTTACCGCACCATTATTCTCAAAGATAGTGGGCTTCCTGATGTTAACATTGCGAAACTCGATATTGACCTCCACTTCACGCGGAGGCGCAACCGGTCCGATAGGCGCGACAACCTCCTCGGTATCGACGGATACGCGAATCGCTGTACCGGCAGTACCGGCGGCGGCGCGCGTAGTGCCTGTGAGGGTCAAATCAGGGCTACCCAGGATTTTAACTGGGCAGGAGCGTAGAATTGTTTCAGGAACCTCCTTCTCCATAAACTGGTTGAACGAAGCAATCTGGTGATATATGATTTGCCTGTTGTTATGCTGACTGAAATACGTTTCTAACAGGCGATGATACATCTTTTTGAGACTATGTGCTCCTAGAAATAGGTCTATCAACTTTAGGCTGGTTTTCGGAAAGAGCTGGGGTGTGAGATTTTCTTCCTTTAAGTTAAAATGCCCTCCAGTGTGATGCCCAATTTTTTACGCGGCGTAACGAAGAAGAATGGACCGCCGAAAGTGGCGCCTGCCGGTCATCATTGGGTTAAGCGTGCGACCAATCCGCCGAAGTGGAACCTTGTTAAGAACGCGCAGTCGCGGCGCGGTGGGCGGCGCCACACTAGACGGCAGCGTGGTACCCGGCGTTAAATCTTTTCGTTATGTAAAATAGACGAATGAGTGAAATTAAACAGGTCAATATGACCGTTCCGAATCTGGCACCGAAGCGTAAACGGACGCGTAAGGCAACTGCACCAGTGCCAGTACGCACACCGACGATTCCTGTGGCGCAGGCGGCGGGTGCTGCACCATCCACCCACGCGGTGGGCGGTAAGAAGCCGGTACTGAAAGTTCCGCTACCATACAATAATTCTCCAAACACGCCGAGCCCGGTTTCTAAAACACCTGTGGCAATTGTACCGGCAAAAAAGGTTGTCCAGAGCCGCAAGGAAACTCGGGTCCAGATTCAGCCAACGAAGCGCAAGAATTTTACGATGAAGCGCAAATTCACGAATAAGAGAATCACAATTCAAGTTGACAATACGAACAAGATTAAGAATAGGCACAGCTCGGTGGAGAAGCGGGTGTCAGAGATGAAGCTCCCTGAAATCACGGCAAAGTTGCGGTCGCGTGGTCTCATCCGCGAAAAAGCGAATCCTCCTGAGGCGATGCAGCGCTCTATGATGAAGGATATGATGATGCTACCTGGGCATATGTAGAGCTTGTAGATAGAGTATTTTTTAGTAACGAACGTCGTATCTAAAAAATATCAGCCATATAGATGGAGTTTCCACGGGAAACCGAAGAGAGCGACCGGTGTATAGCGCCAGCGCAGTATCTTTGCGGCAAACATACCGTGAGTCGCGGCTTATGCGCCGAGTCGCCCGAGAACTGTACTCGGCGCAGCAATGCAAAGCGCGCCGTTCCGAAAAGCCCAGTCAATTTAGTGGGTGAAAAATACGCCTATGTTGAAGATAACTTGGGAAGCCATTGCTACTACCCTGAAAATAAACTCATTCTTGACTTTGAGCAGCGCTATGAGGACGGTCAAGCTGTTCCCGACGGCTTTTCCTTTTTAACCTATAATATATGGGGTTTAGCACGCAATGAAAATCTGCGGCGTCTATTTAGCTTGCGCAAGGACCTCTTAGAGCAGACTCTTCGTAGAACGGATGCGGACATTATGTGTTTGCAAGAAATGAGCCAGTTTTCGTTTGAACAATTGTCTGGATTTATCGACACCTATGCGTTTGCGAGTGAAAAGCCGTATCCGTTGCCAGGCAGCAAATCGACGGCGGAGCGCAATCGTTCGGTTGACACGTTTGTTTTGTCAAAATACAAGCCCAGTCGAGTCGCCATGTACGCGCTCCCTGGTGTCCTCAATTACAATAATTGTATGTGTGTTATTGAATTTCCGAATTTGGTAATTTTCAATTTGTACAACCAGGCGGGCAGCAGACTCAGTCCTGGTCAAGCCAATAAATGGCTTCACTATTCGCGCTGCCGCTACGATATTTTACAAACAATTTACGACATGATACAACGACTGTACGCAGAGCAGAATATAATTATTTGCGGTGATTTTAATTTTGATTTGGATGGCGATGTCGAGGATTGGCCTGAAGTTGCGATGCTCAACATGTTAAAAACTGCGGGTTTTGTTGATACATTTCGTGAATTAAATCCAGCGGACAGCGGTTGGACCGAAGACACGGATAGAAATTATATGCGCTGGAACCAGAAATTGATTGAGAAGCATTTTCGCTATGATGCTATCCTTTTTAAATCGGGAGCGGTGACATGGAATCCAAAGAGTTCGGTGCTCATTGGTGCGGA